TATTTCCTGTTAGTTGGTTAAAATGTCGCAAAAAAAGCTGGCCTGCGCCAACACGTCATCGACGTTGACCGCGACCTGCTTGTAGCCCTGCATATACAGCGTATTCCAGGTCGCGTCGTCGTTCGGATAGGGTTGCGGGATCATCGACACCCGCCGCCATCGGAACATCGACTCCGGCAAACTGTCGGTGATCTCAACGCCGTTTTTGAACACGTGCGCCTTGATCAGCGTGGTGGTGCTCTGCCCGACCCGAAACTCGGTGCCGTTGGTCGATTCGACGATGACCAGATAGGCCTGTCCATCGAGACCTGCCGACGCCTTGGTTACGGAAAACTCCAGGCCGATCGAGCGGTCCATGTAGGTCGCCGTAAACAGGATCGTGCCGATGTCTGCCGTCAGCGCCGTGGCAATATACGCGCCGCCGGCGGCGATGTTGGCGGTCATGTTGACCCCGCCGGACGCGGCAAACACGCAGCTCGATGTAATGTCGACGCCGTCCTTGTGCACGATAAAATGGCCGGAGGCCGCGCTAAAGTCGGTGACCACGCCGTTCTCGTCCGCCGGCAGCACTACTGCGCCCTTCGTCAGATAACCGGACAGCGTGCCGACTGCCTCGCCGCCGGCGCCGTAATAATTGGCGGGATGCCAGTCCGTGCCGTTGTTCGAGTCGAGCGCGCGTAGCCAGGGCGCGACGTCGGCCAGCCCGCCCGAGGCAGGGCCGGCAACGGCAGAACCGCCGGGCGGCAGCGAGGCGGCGATGACCAGTTGCCCGGAAGCGTCTTTGTAGAGCGCCATCAGGCAATGATCTCCAGCACTTCATACCCAACCTGGTGGTTCGTAAGGTACGGGTTTTTGATCGGCGACAGTTGCTGTAACCGCCCCAGATAATGCCGTTTTTGATTGTACGTCGTATCGGCCGGATCGCGGATCAGCAGCACCTCGCCGTGAATATCGCAGAGTCGCTGCAACTCCAGCGCCTGATCATGCGCCTCGGCCTCGGTCAGCCAGTCGAGCGCAAACGCAAACAGCCGGCGGCCGGCGCGGATGTCGAAATGATCGACGCCGCCGAGCGACTGCTGCACGCCGGTGCGCGACTGGTAGCCGAGCTCGGCGCCCTTGCTGTAATTGTCGGCCGGCGCCAGGGCCGGGCCGATGAACAGGCGTCCGATCTGCACATAGCCAGCCGCGTTGGCCGTGTCGGTGATTTCCAGGCGCCAGTAGCGGGCGGTCACCGCTGCCGGCAGACCGATGATCAGGTCAGGCGTCTGCGCATTCGCCGACACCGTGCCGGAGTCGTACACGCTGCTCGCAAAATTGCTGACGCTCGAGCCGCGCAGCCGGTAGCTCGCGCCGCTCGCGCTGAGGTTCGTGCGGATCGCGCCGAAGGCCTGCACCGATTTCGCGCTGCCCAGATCGATGTCGATCAGCGTCGATGCGGCCAGCGCATTGCTCGACCGGGCGGCCTTCGACAAATAGCGGCTTTTCAGGTTGGCCAGCGGCAGCGCGCCGCTCCAGCTGCCGCCGGACAGCGTGGCGCCGTCGATCAGGTTGTTGTAGCCCAGGATCAGGTTGCTCATCCCCACAGCCTCATATTGATCTGATTGCGTTGATAATCGCCCTCGATGTCAATCACGCGCAGCAGCTTGCCGCCGAGCAGCCCGAAGCGGTCGAGCACGACCGAGACGACGGAGCCCAGGTCAATAGCCGCCAGCAGGTCCGCGTCGATGCGGACCGTGGCGTTGTAGATCAGCCGGCTGGTTTTCAGCAAACCGAGCCGCCGCGCGGCCTCGGGTCCCGCATAACCGGCGCCGGCCAACAACGTGTCGTAAACGATCTCTTGCGCCAACGGATGCGCGGTTTTTACCGAAGCGTCCTCCGCCACGGTTTGACGGTTGGGCTTTTCCAGCCAGGCGCGGCGATCGGCCGCTACCACGCCGGCCACATTGCCGGCCTGTACCGTGTAATTGATGTCGTGGTTCAGGGTGATTTTCCACGCCGGCACCGCCTCGCCGTTGATCGTGGCGGCTTCGGTGTCGATGCTGATGATCTCGTCGCTGGTCAGTGTCGCCACGGCGGTTCCCGATGGCGCATCGAACCGGGCGACCCGGAAGCGGCCAAGCTGGTCGAATCCCCACCAGGCGCCTACGCTTGCGGTAATTCGGTCCAGCGCCTCGGCGATGGTCAAGCCGTCCGTCACCCACAGGCCGATGCTGCCGGCGTTCTGGCCGTCGAGCAGCGTATAGTCGGCGGCGACGGTATCGGACGGGGCGATGCCGCCAGGGCCGGTCGCCAGCCGGTAGGCGATTTGCGCGGCGGTCGAGCCTTCGATGGTATTGTATTCCCAGGCGGTGGCGGTAATGCTACCCGCGGGCGACGAGCCCAGCCGGAATATGCCGCCGGCTTTCCAAACGCGGAAATAACCGGCCGACGGCGCGTTCGCCTCCATGTCAGCTTGATCCGTGTAGTCGGCTTCGCGGCCCAGATAGGCGCCGGCGTCGAACACGTTCACGACCTCGGCCAGCGTGCCGGTCGTGAGCTGGTAGAGCAGGCGGCTGCTGTTGATCAGCGTCGGCGCGATGTTGTTGACGCGACCGTAAAACAGCGGCTTCGGCGCATCCTTCAAATCGGACACGCCTTCCAGGCCATTCGGTAGGCTGTTGCTGCCGGCATACGCCAGCGTCTGGATCGGCTTGTTAAATTCGGCGTAGCGATCGCGCAGGCGGATCGAAACCCGCTCCCATTCCATCGCGGCCTGCTGCATCAATCCTTTTAATACGGTGGCAAAACTCGCATAGGCCGCGGACTCGTCGCCGACCTTGACGATCAACTGCCGGCCGTTGACCGCATAGCCCGTTAAATAATCCAGCTCGCCGTCATTGTTGACGAGAGTCAACTCGCCGAGACTGGCCGACGCCGCGCCGCCGATCTGGCCGTCCGCAAATATCTCGCGGCGCATCAAAGCCGGCTGCTCGATGCGCGGAGCGTAATAGTTGCCGGTCGCGTTGTCGATGTAGCCGTCACCGGAAGAGAAGCGCAAGGTCTCGACCGCCGAGGTGGACATGTTAAAGACCGTCAGTTCCGCCAGATAGATCATGCCGATGCCTTCAATCGCGTCTTGCGCTCGATGCTGCCCATGCTGCCGGCCATCTTGTCGAGCCGGTCGAGCAGCGCCTGGTTCGCCTGCATTTGCAGCCGGACCAGCGCGGCCAGCTCTTCGTTGGATTTGCGCAGCTCGGCGATGATCGCATCATTGCCGCCGGCGATGATGGATTGCGTCTGCCGGTTGCTTTGCACCTGCGTCGGCCGCGCGAAGTTGATCAGCTCCGGACCGTTCTCGCCGACGATCGTCGGGCCTTGCGTCCAGCCGCCTTGCTCCTTGAACTTGACCTTGCCGAGCGCCTTGCGCTGGGCGACCAGGCCATCCATCTGCGCATTCATCTGATCGCGCTCGGCGCCCTTCGGCGCATCCTTGACCTGCGCCTTCAGCGCATCGATCTGCTGCGTCAGCGCCTGATACTGCTGGGTTTTCGCCAGCTCGTCATCGCCGCCGTACAACCATGCCTTGATCTGACTTTGCAGCAATTTGTTTCGCGCCTTCACCGCCTTCTGCGCGGCCTTGCTCGCATCATCAGGCAAGGCGTCGATATTGGCGGCCATCTGGTTTTCGGTCAGGTCCTGGAAGTTTTTGGCAGGTCCCGAAGCCGCGCCGCCCAGGCCGCCGGCCTGATTGTCGAAATTGCCGCCGGCCGTGGCGGTCAGTTGCGCGATCAGGTCGGCCAGGCCTTGCAGACTGGATGCCAGCGCATCGGCGGCGGTTGTCGCCGCATCGGTCGCGTCGATATTGCCGCCAACCGACGCGCCCAAACTGCCCAGCGTGTCGGTCACGTTGCTGAAAATATCGGCATAGGCAGGCGATGCGGCATAGAAGCTTTTCGCCTCCTGCAAATAGCTTTGCGCGGTATTGGCCAGGTTCGCCAGCGCGGTTTGATCGCCGGACTGCGCCTTTAATAAGGTGGTGCCGTACTGGCCTTGCGCCTCGCGCAGCCGGGCCGACGGATCGAGCGGCGACAGGTCGCTAAGTTTCAAACTGTCGACGAATGCCTTCAGATTGCTGACCGCGCCGGCGGTCTTGTTGATGGCCGCGATCTCGCCGTTGTAGCGCTGGGTCAAGGCGCGCTGAATGCGGTCGATGTAGCGCGCCTGCTCGGTCGGATCGGTCGAGGCTTGCAGCAGTTCGAACAGCGGCGCGGTGTCCTCCGCGGTCGGCAACACGCCGGTAATCGAGGCGATCTGGTCGGCGATCGAGGCGGTCGCATCGGTCAGCGGCGACAGATATTGCTCTTTCGCCAGCGCGATGGATTTTTGGCGCAGCCCGGCCAGGTCGCTTTCGGCGATTTTCAGCGATCTTGCGTTCGCCTCCAGCGCGCGCAATTGATCGTTCAGGCCGGCCAATTGCGCGGCCAGCGTCGGGCCGAGGCCGGCAAGCTGGCGGAAGGCGGTGATCGTGTCGTTTTTCAGGGAGTCGATCGCGCGCTGGCGGGCGGCTTCGATGTCGGCTTCGGCGAAGCGGTATTTACGCGCCGTTATCGCCAGTTCGTCGAACTGTCCATTGATTTCTTTGAGTTGCTGCAGCGCCTGGCCGTACTCGCCGATTGACAAGCCGATGGTGTCGATTTCCCCGATCGCTTTCGACAACTTCTTCAGCGACTTGTTGTCGCGGATCGCCTCGCGGTAATGCAGATCGTCCTGACTTGAGATATTGCGTTTGATGACCGCCAGCGACGCCTGGCTGGCCAATGTTTTAAAATCGCCGTCCGAACTGGGCGTCCGGGTGAAGAAATTGCCGCCCTTGTCTTTCAGCCAGCCCGCGAACTGGTCGGTCCCGGTCTTGTCCAGTTGATGCCAGAATGTCGTGTTGAAATCGCGGAACGTCATGTTCAGTTGATGTCCGAGACCGGTGATCATGTCGCCGAACGAGTTGGTAAAATCTATCGTGTTTTGCTTGTTGCCGCCGTCCTCGGTGCCGCTCTTGCCGATCGTCATCTTGCCGGCGCTGTAGCGGCCCTTGGTCCACTCGGTCGGCTGCGGGATCTTCTCGCCCATCATAAAGGTCATCAGCATGTCCCAGATAGGCGCGGCTATCGCGGGAAAGATGACTGACATCAGCGGGGCGAGCAAATGCCCGGTCGTGGAGGGCTTGCGGTCCGGGAACAGCTTATGCCCCAGGTTCATTATCCCGTTTTTCAAGGGCGCCATCAGCTTGAACAGTGGGAAAAAGTTACCGACCATATCCGTGATGCCGTTCTCTATGCCGACCATATTTTCCAGTGACTTATTGCGCCCCGGCCCGCTCATCTTAAATTCGCCGGCACCAGGGATCAGTTTTGCCAGACTGCCTAGCGCCGCCCAACCTGAGCCGCCGCCGCCCGCGCTGCTGAAACTGAAACCGCCGCCAGAACCGGAGCTGAAGAACTGGCTGAAAAGCCCGCCAAGGCCGCCGCTGGCCGGGTTTTGATATGACATCAGCGGCCCGTTGCCCTTGAAATAGCTGCCGCCGGAAGACGACCCGCCAAACAGGCTGCTGAACCAATCGCCGATGCCGCCGCCGCTCGATGACCCGCCGAACAGACCGCTAAATAAACCGCCGATGCCGCCGGATGATCCGCCGGAACCGCCGGAGGTGAACGCGCTTTGCAGCATCTTTTGAATGCCCTGGGCAAAGTTCTGGGCAAAGACTTTATTCAGCGAGCGCTTGATGTTGTCGAAAAAATCCTCGAAGCTGCCCAGCGCATCGCCGTTCAGCAAGTTCTCGAACATATTCGCCAGCGCATCCTGGATGTTCTCCGCCGCCCGCTTCCAGGCTGCCTCCATGAAGTCGGCCGATTTCTGGCTGCCGTCATTGGTAATGCCTACCAGCCGCTTTTGCCCCTGGAGCCGCTGCTGCAAGTGCCTTCTGACCTCCTCGGGGTCCAGGTCAGGATTGTTCTTGATCGTATCGGCCAGCTCTTTTTCTAGATCTATCTGTTCGCGAATTTCTTCGTTGTTCAGCCCACGCGCCTTCAGCTCTGCGGCTAGATTCGCCAAATACCCGCTTTGGCTTGCACTGGTGCGCAACTCATCCAGGTAATCGAGCTGCTTCCCGTAGTCGTCAATAATTTCATTCCGGCGCTCTTCCGCATCCATTTCGTCCCATTTGACTTGTAGCGCAGCCTTGATCGACTCAGCCTCGGCACCCTTGGCCTTGGTCAAGGCATTGGTCAACTCGACCGCGCGCTGACGGGCTTTGTCGTTCAGCCCGATCAGCGAGGTTTCAAACTGGATTTGTTCGATGGTTTTGGCGATTTCGTCGCGGCGGCTCTCCTCCGCCTTAGCAAATTTTTTCGCTTCCGATGCCGCGCCATTGCTGGCTTTGCCATGCTGCTTCAACGATTCGATTTCAAGCTTTTCTTGCACATAGCGTTTTTGGCCTTCGGCATCCAAGCCTTTAATCGCCGTCGCCTCCAGCTCATACGCTTTACGCAAATCACCTTTCGCCTTAAGCAGCGCAATATCCGTATCGAGGAGCGCTTTTTTGGATTCCGCTTCTTGCTGCTGTTTAGCCAGCTCGGCGGATTTTGCTTGCTGATCCTGTAGAAATTTTTTATATCCTGCATCCAAGCCTTGAGAAGATGGCGGAGCCTTATCAAGCCCTAAATAGCTGTCGGCAACGGACGCCGATATACCTTGTTGTAATTGATAATGTTGCTGTTTGATCGCTGACAAATCGCCAAACCGACCGGACAAAACGGCCCCGGCCGCACTGAAACCATATTGCGCCAAATTGATCATGTGGGCGATCGATCCTGCAACAACATTGGCCGCGCGCCGAACAGACTCGAACTGATCGAGCAGGCTGGCAAACTGCCAACCCGCAAAAACGGCAATGCCGGCGTTCAACACATTCATCGGCGATAGCAGCGCCTTGATCGATCCAAGCAACGTGGCATTCGCCGCCCCTTGCGCCGCCGCCGCTGCCGCCGCCGATTCTTGCGCGGTCGCCAGTGCCGCTTGCGCACTACCCAGCGCCGCAGCCTGCGCGGTCTGTTGAGCCATAAGCACGTTCAGTTGCTCGGTCAGCAGGATATGCCGACTGATGGTAACGCTGGCGGCAATTTTGGCCTGTGTCTGCGCGATTTCGGCATTTGTCGCCGCCAACGCCGCGGCGACGGCAGCAGTGTTGGCCTCGGCATTGGCTAGCGTTGCCGCCGATAACTGTACGGTTCGCTCCAGGTCCAACGTAATCGCAGCCGCATGGGCGCGCTCTATTTCGATGGCCGTTAGTTTTGCCGCCACATACTGCCCGATCGCACCGACCAATTGCCCGGCAAAAACAGCCAACGCAACCTTGCCGAGCCTAACGATACTATCCAGCACTGGAGGCAGATTCGTAGCCAATGCCTGAAACGCATTGGCTAGACCATGAGTCGCCGACGAACTCGAATCGACGGAATGAATGTATTGCTCGAATTGCGTGCGGACATCTTGCAATGCCGCGCCGACTGTCATCGGCAGGCGCTTGTATTCCCCGTCGATCACCTGTGATTGGCTCATGATGGCCTGCATAAAACGGCCAGCGGTTAACTCGCCGTTTTCCGCCATTTTGCGTAATTCGCCCACGTTGACGTTCAACCCGGCAGCGAGCGCATAGGCCAAGCGCGATCCGTTCTCCATAATGGAATTGAACTCGTCTCCGCGCAATACGCCAGACGCCAGAGCTTGCGATGTTTGCCGTACAACAGAGGACAACTCGCCCGCGCTAGCGCCTGAAATCCGTAGTGCTTGCGCCATTGTCTCGGTCAACGCCGTGGTAGCGCTGGCCGTGCCGCCCATCGTTTCCATTGCCTTGTTGACGCGGGAAAACAACGTGGCATTCGCGTCGAATGACGTATGAGTACGTAAGCTGATGTTGACCAGCTCTTGATATGAGGTTGCAAAATTCTGCGCGCTGCTGGTTGCCACTTTGATGCGGCCCTCAAGCAATTTCATCGAGTCAGCCGTTTCTATCAATTGCTTACCAGTTTGGTACAAGGCTATGGCGGACAAACCGGATACCAACCCGCGTAGCGCGCCATTCAGGTCGAGCGTATTGCGCGCCATTTGGCTGAGCGATTGGCCAGCATTACGCGCTTCTGAGCTGGTATCGCGTAGGGAGTTTCGTAGCTGTTGATTGCCGGAGGCACTACCGCGAGCCGATTCGCCCTGCTCGCGCGTAGCATTCGACAGGCGATTAAGATCGTCCAACAGTAAACGCACCTGTCCATCAACCTCGCGGCCGTCCAGCTTGATCTTGATGCCCAGTGTAATGTCGTTGGCCATGATGCTATTTCGATTTGCTGTTTAGAATCGGCAACGCCGCCTGTTCCATGACCTGCACCGCCGCGAATATTGCATTATGTTTGCGTTTCGGCAGTGTTAACTCGATGACCGATTTAACACCCTGATAGTCCATGCCGAGCACGCCGCCCATCGGGCCGTGGCGCCACTGGGATGCGCAACGGAGAAACACCAAAACCGCGTCCCAGTTGGCCGGATCGACCGCAAAATCCGGATCGTCCTCCTCGATCGCCGGCAGCTCGATCCCGAGCAGCGCCGCATCCTCGATCAATTGCCCGCCGTCATCCTTGCCGCCGCGCGCCCAATACTCGGCGGCGGCAATCAGTTTTTTCTTTGCTGGCCGCCGTTGACCGATTCGACGAACGCCTCGGTAATCAAGCGGTGAATCGACGGCACGCCGTTCAGCAGCGCGCGCAGGTTGTCGCGGTTGAACACGCTATCGCCGCCGATCTCGACATCGCGCCAACCGAGCACGAACCGCAACAGATAATCCAAATCGGATTCGATCACCTCGGCGCCGGTGCGCAGCTCGGACTCGCCATCGGGGCGAATGATGTCGATGAATTCCTCGCGCTCGACGCGCTTGAAAATCAGCGTGATGGTGTGGGCTTGCTTGCGGCCCTTGGCGTCGATGGTGCCGAATTTAACCGGCCATTCGTAGGTGTCGGAGTTGTCTAGCTTGAACATGCTGCCTCAAGATTGCGTTGATGTTGGGCACATGGTAAAACGCGGGGCAAAAAAAAACCCGCGGGGCTGTGTTCCGCGGGTTTTGAGTGGGGGGGTATTTACCGCCTTATGATGGCGATTTAGGGGCGATATTGCAACTTATTTGCAGCAGATGCGGATTTCGTCGTTGCCGGACGCGCCCGATGGAATGAACGCCAGTTGCGCGTCGAACATTGCCACGCCGTCGCTGTCCGAGTATTTCGGCTGCATCAGCTGCACCTTCGGCGCGACGACAGCAACGATATTGCCGGCAGCCTGGCCGTGTTTGACGCAGAACGGTCCGGTCGTCGCATTCTTCGCCAGCGCCCACCAATCCTTCGTGGCGACAGTCGTCGCCTCTATCGAAATGTTGCCGGTCGGCTTGCGGTCGGTGATCAGCACCGATTCGCCGCCAACCAATTGGCGATAGACGACCTGATTGGCGATGTCGAAATTCAGCGTTTGCAGCACCGCGCCGTTGAAGCCGAGCAGGTTCAAGTCGGTGGTGTTGGCGGTCGACACGGCAACCGGCACTTGCCAGCCGGTAAAGTCGACGGACGGCAGCGCGGCATCGGAGACCGTGCCGAGCAAGCCGGTAAAGCTCCATTTGATCACCGGCAACTGTTTGGCCGATAGATCCGGGGCAAAACTGCCGCGCGCGCCGAGCAAAACATGCCGAACGCCGTCGACGTTGAAATAAATCGTCGCCGAGGTATTCGCCACCCCCGTGCCGAAGTTGCTGTTCGGCGTGTACAGCACATTGGCGCCGATGGAATATTGGCTGGTCGCATCCGACGCCAATGCCCAGGCCTTCGCGATCGTCGCGACCTTGGTCGTGCCGTTGTAACCGATGATCTCGCCGGCCTGGCCGCTGCCGGCGCCGCCGGTGATCGAGACGGTCATGCCGGTATAGAAGTCATCGATGGACGAGGCGCCCGCCGCCAGCTTGATCGTCGTCGTGGTGCCGCCCGCCTGCGCGGTGCCTGTGATCGCGGCCGCCGTGATCGTCTCGCTGAAATTGCAGGCTTTCAGCAGCGCGCCCCATTCCGGCGGCGTCGCCGCCGCGCCGGAGCACGCCAGCTCGGTCTCGAAATTCATCGTTACGTAATTCTCGACCCGGACCGCTCCGGAGGCGCCGAAATACGGGCGAATGAAATCGCGCTCGACCTGGCTGCCTTCGAGCGGGTTGATGTCCAGGTTACGACACAGGACCGCATCGCCCGCGGCGGGCGTAGAGTCGGTGCCATAAGTGGCTTCGAGCTTGACCAGAATGACGCGTTTGCGTTGTGCCAGTGCCATTAGTTAGTCTCCGCTTGGGTTTCGTTTTTCGCTTTCGGCTTTGCCGCCCGCGCTTTCGCGTCCTGTTCGGCCTGCCATTGTTCGATCGGCACGCGCTCGCCCTTGTCGGGATCGACGACGAACGTGCCGGCCTGTCCGGTGTATTGATCTTGCATGATTAGCCTCGATATAAAAGCGGCAAAATGATTTCGGTTTCGTAATATGGGTGCCGCGCGCCCAGATCGGTGACCACGCGCGCCTGCCCCAGCCAAACGGTTTTGCTGTCGATCGTGCCGACGGCGATCGCGGCCATGATCAGGCGCGCCGCCGCATCCGCGCCGGCAACGCCGTCATAAATCTCGTCGGTAACGCCGGCATCGTTGATGCCGATCACCACCGACACGATGACGCGCTCGCCGCTCGGATCGCCCAGATCCGCCTGCGGCTCGACATAGGCGATAAACGGATAATCGTTGGCATTGCCGCTGCGTTTGTAGCCGACAATGTGCTTGGCATCCTTGCCGTATTGCCCGACAAAAAAGCCGGTCAACGCGGCGTTGGCTTTCAGTTTGGTTTTCAGCGCCTTGACGGCTTCGATGCTCATTAGCCTCGCCCCAAAACCACATTGCCGTAACCCGCGCCGGCCGGCACGTCCAGCCCGAGCGCCGCGCGATTGATGCCGCCGAGCAGACGCACGGCATTACTATTGAATTCACGCGCCTTGGCGATCAAGGGCGAATCGTCGCCGATCGCGCCCTCGATCGCCGCGTGCCGCTTGGCGAAATTGCCGGCGATCTGCGTCAACAGCGCGATCGGCAAGGTCAAGGCGGCAGGATCGATGCCGCGCTCGCGCAGGGCGGCGTCGACATCCACGTCGGCCATGTCGGCATGCGCCTCGGTGATCGTCAGCGACGGGTCGCTCAGATCGACCGCGTTCACGTATTTAGCCATGCTCGCCTCCGGCGTGCGCCGCCAGCACCGACAACACCCGCGCTATCATGCGCTCCTTGCGGTTGTCCAGATCGGCGAACATATAAGGATAAGGCCGCGAACCCGGATGATTGACTTCGCGACGCACGATATAACCAGCTCCGCCAGTCACGGGAATTTTTATTCCCTTACGTCCCGGCCTCGGTCTAATTACATGAGGACCTGAGCCGTATTCAACAGCAGCCGCATAACCTGCCGGATTGGATGCGTACCGATAATCGAGTTTTTCGTTATATCGCTGAAAACTCTGATCCCGCACATAAACTTCGGCTACGCCATGACCAGCAGGTCGCCAATTGATTGCGCCTTCAAGCCCCGCGCCACCGCCATGCGATGTAAACGCCCGCCCCGAATCGATCCAGTCGTGAATATCGTCGTTAAACGATTCGGCCGCCGCATTCACCGCCTTGTCCACCAGCGCCGGATCGGCCAGCGCTTGCAGCACGGACGGGATGCGCCCCAGATCGATTTCGAAGCGAATCACGCCTCGGCTCCGCCCGGCGCCGGCTTTTTGCCCTTGGCCGGCCTGACTGCCGCCGCTCCCGCCGCCGGATCTTCGGCGGCAGGCTCGCCCGTCTCGGGTTCTGGCGTATCCTCCGTGTCTGTCGGCAGGGGGTTATTCTCGCCGGCCTGCGCCGCTTCCTGCTCCCGCAGTCTGCGTGCCCGATTGAATGCCGTTAATCCCATGAGCCCTCCTTACGCGATCTTGTGCTTGAACTGCACGATACGGATCTGCTTGTTCTCGTAGACCCGCGTCCAGTTGGTGCCGGTCGCCAGTTCCGTGCGCGACGGAAACGCGCCGGCCGGCGTGCCGCCCCATTTGATGCCGCGCGGATGCAGCAGGAAGCGGCGGCGCATCGTCATGACCGTATCGCCGGCCAAAATGTCGCGATCGGTTTCCAGGTCTTCCTCGCCGATCGTGTCCTCGGCAAAGCCGATCGCGCCGGGGCCGAAGATATAGGTCGTATAGGTGCCGGTCGTAACCGGCATGCCGTCATCGACGATCACGCGCTTGCCGAGATAGGTGGCGATGCGTTCGCCCTTGTCGGCCGTGGTCTCGTAGACGATCATTTGCTGCTTGGCCAGATACGCCTCGACCGCCGAATGCATCGCGATCGCGGTCACGCTGTCCTTGGCGTCGCCCAACAACTGGGTCGCGTCGATAAACGTGCCCTGGTTGATCGCGCGCACCGCTTCGGACGCGCCGGCGGAAATATCGCTGACGTTGCCGGACATCGAGGCGGCGGCGAAGGCGCCGGTCAACACCTTGATCAGCTCGGCCTGCAACTGCCGCGCCCAATAGCCGGCCAACAGATCCATGATCGCGGCGGCCGGATCGGCGCCGGAAAACACGCCGGCTAAATCGTTGACGCCGAAGGCGCGGCCCCGGCCGATCACCGCCGCAATGTCCTGCGCGGTGCCGATATTACCGACGGTCAGCGGCGATGCATCGCTCAGGTTTTCCGCATCCCCGGTCAAATCGTTGAAAAACGGCAGATTGATCGTGCCGCCGCCTTTGGGCAGGCTAATCCCTGGCACGGCGGCGACGATGCCGGACTGAAACAGCGCGGACAGTTCCGCGGTGCGCTGGACGCCATAGGCGTTCCAGATTGACGGCTTGAGAATATCGGCAATTTTTGTGGCGGACATAAAATCTCCTTAAGGTTATTTGCCGGCTTCGGCTTTGAGCTTGGCCGCCAGCGCGGCATTTTCGCGCTCGATGCGGATCTGTTCGGTCAGGTTGAAATGCTCTTTCGACCACGGGTTCTTGGCGGCGGCGCCGGTCTGTTGCGGCGCGCCCGAGCCGGTGCCGCCCTGGGCCTTCGCCAGAAACGGCTTGTCTTCGAGCAGCTTCTTGACCGCCTCGATCGCCGGCTTGCCGTCGATGCTGACATTGCCGTCTTCGTCGCAGGCCGCGCGCGCCGCCAACAGATCGCGGACCACGCCCGGATCGACCGCATCGGTCGAGGCCGAAAGCAGCGCGGCGTTGATTTGGGATTGTTCGAAGCGCTGCTTGTAGGTTTGCGCTTCCTTGGTTTTGGCGTCGGCCAGCTCTTGCAGCCTGCCTTGCGCTTTCAGGGTCGCCTCGGTCAGCGACTTGATGTCGTCGTGGCCGGTGGCTTCCTTCAGCTGCCTGGAAAACTCGGCCTGCTGATCGGCCAGGGCTTTTTTGATGGCGGCCTGCACATCGACGGCCGGAGGGTTGTTTGCCGGCGCGGGATTGGTATTCGCCGGAGGGTTTGAAGTTGGATCTGCGTTTGGATCGGCCATCGAAGGCTCCTGTTGCCGGTTAATCGAAAAGTCCGGCACAGGATAAGGGAGGGGGATTTTTAAAACACGCCGGCTCCGATTCCGGGGGAAGATTCAGGGGGCTTTTATTTTTGCGACACTTGCGCTTGGAATGGCGACGAGGAGCGGCATAAATACGAACTACAACACCCGTTAACCGGGCGTTAAATTTTTTAGACGTGGCGTAGGCGCGAATTTTTAAAAACTCGGCTCAAATCGCCTAAGAATAGCTCAGCGGAAAATTGAGCGAACCGACCTATAACAGCACGCTGGCGATCACCGCCTTCGCCAGGTCCTTGATCACCGAAAACGACAAATCCACGCCCCGCGTTTGCGCGGTCGCCTTGACCTGCCGCCAGATCGAATCGTTTTTGATCTTATCCAAAAACTCATGCCCTTCCCACGTCAATCGGTTGGCGTGGCAAAACGGCGGACCCAAGGCGTCGCGGCAACCGCCGACGATCAATTGCGCTTCCAGCATCAGGCGCATGTGGTAAGCGACGGTTTCGGCATCCGTGCCGGCCAGCTCGGCCGAATTGAAGGTGCTGTCTTCGGTCGGCAGCGCTTCGACGGCGATTAAAATTTTTCTGATGACGTCCCAGTTACGCTGCATGTTGCGCCTTCGACTTTTCGATCACATTGGCGCACAGCCGCAGAATAAGCACATCGTCGTCCTGCTCGTCCTCGTAACGCGCGGCGGCCAACTCCAAGACGCGGCGATCCGCCTCCGCCAGCAACGCGCGCTGAGCTGCCGTCAAGCTGTCGATGTGCGCCTGCAAAAATTCGCGGTGTCCCAAAAAGACATGCGAATCGCCGGCGCCGAGCTCCCAGTATTGCACATCAATCGAATAACTTTTTAAACTGTCCGCCAACGCCTGGCTCGATGTCGTATTCATACACAGTATGTCCCAATCGGGTTTGTATCGATTTAAACGTCTCCGCGTTCGCCTCGTGCTGATAGGCTGTTTTGATCAAGCCGTCATGATTCAAGATCACCGACCAATCGCCGGCGATCAATTCCATTGATGAATGCTTGCCGTTGACCAAATGCAGCCGGGTGGACGCTGCCAAGGCGCCCTTTATTTTGTCGAAATAATCCTGCTCATTGCGCACGTGGCCTTTTTCGATCCGCTTCGCAATGTGTTTGCTGTGGCTCGATGTATTGGTCCACAAATCGACGAGCGCCGGGTTATTGTTCGCTCTTTCCGCCAATTTTTCAACGATATTTTCGATGGTATTCCGGTTCAATAAATCGATCGCGGAAGCCTTGGTCAACAACCCCATGCCGTCCGCCCGCATCAGCCGCTCCATCGGCACCCCGGACGACATGGCTTCCTGCGCCCATTTCGGCAACAACTGCTCCCGCCGCTCCGGCGCAACGCCCCGGATAAATTCCGCGTAATTTTGCGAGCCTTTGTGCCGGATCGGGGTCGCGCGCGGGATCAGCAGGCACATGCAGTGCGGGTGGGCCTTGTGGCGCGGCACGGTTTCTTTCGTGAACACGCCCTTGCCCAGGCCCATTTCGATATTCGCGTAATAATCGCAAATGTCCGGGCGCGGATGGCTGGCGGATAATCGCCACTGGTAGCCGATGATCCCATCGTTGCTCTTCGTGTCGTCGATCACGGCCCGGTGGCCGGCGGTCGCCATTTCGGTGCGGGCGATGCGCTTTAAATGATAGAGCTGCTTGTCGTAGATCCACCAATGCACCGCCTTGGCGGCCATGTCGGCGTTGCCTTGCTTGACCGCCTCGCGCATTTTATCGAACAAGCGCTCGGCGGCGCCGCGCGTGCCGGCCACTTCGAGCTGGTCGATGTGCTTTTTGATGTCGGCGACCGTCGCCGCCCATTGCGTCTTGGCTTTCGGATCATGAATGAGGGTCTGCGCCGACTGCCACAATTCGGTCACCCAGTCTTCGCGGTACTTTTCGACGATCTTGAATTTCTCGCCGCCGGCCGCGCGCTCGATTTGGCGCTGCATGGCGTAAATCGTCTGGTTCGCGCTCTTGCCCTGGCGGATGGCGTCGCGCAATACGTTGGTCAGGCCGGCGCGGGTTTCCTTGTCCCAGCTCCATAGCCGCTTGGACAGCGTCAACCCGTCCGGCCAGCGCTCGTTGAATGCCGCCTCGGCGGCGGCCGATACGGCCGCGCTTTGCAGGCTGCCCACGGCCATCGTCGCGATCGCGGCTTCGATCGCGGGCCGGATCGCGGCCTGCGCTGTGCTCAGGTAGGCGGAAAGCTCCTGCTCGGCTTCGGGGCCGATCTGCCAGCCTTCGGCCTGGAGCTTGGCGATCAGCCGGGCGACGAAAGCCTGCGCATCGCCGGCGAGCTTGCCGTCATGCTTAAGGATTTCCTCGGCCAGGCGGCGATAGAGTTCGGGATAGCCGGCCATGGACTAATAGCTGTTGTAATTGCCGCAATTCGGGCAGAAATGGCCTTCCCGCGTGATGTAGAACAACTGGTTGCCGCAATGGCATTCCCATACCTCACCGGCCGGGGCGAAATCGTAGCGCAGCCGTCCCGTCATGGTTTGGCATTGTGGACATTCCAGTAGAATATCGCAGACTCTTTTGCCAGCTTGCACTACGGCCTGCCATTCGTGCCGGCATTGCAGACAGAACGCCTCGCCTTGAGCGGTCGGTTGCTCCGGCGCAGGAAACAGCGAGACCACGTTCGTCATGCGTTCGCTTGCTGGCCTAGTCGGTCGCCGTAGGTGTCGCCCTGCGCCTCGATCTCGTCGTCGATCGCCTGCATCGTGCTCGGCGCGGTATCGTTGGCGAGGATCTGCCGCGCCACGCGCTTTTTGACCGCCTTGTCGAATTCCGCGCCCAGCCCCAGGCTGATCGAATCCATCGCGATCTCCAGCGCTTGCTTGATGTCGGTCATGTTGAACTCGGTCGGATAGGCGATGTTGCCGGTAAACTCGCGGCCCTGCCAGGCGTAGACCAGGCTGGCGATTTCGGTTTCGGCCGCTTCCGCTTCGCCGGCCATGCCGCCGAGCGAGCTGTTCGCCTCCTGAAAGTGGAACGCCAGCGCCACGCCCGACTGCTGCACGCCGCCGACGAATTCCAGATTGGCGACGCGATAGATGTCGGAGACCGTGCCGGCGATTTGCTGCATGTACAGATTGACCGGATCGGCCGGCGGCGCGATGAAGCCGGGTTGGCCGCCGGCGGTGGCGTTATAGGTCAGCGCGTTCTCGGTGCTGATGGTCAAATCCTTCAGCTTTTCCATTTCCGACGCATCCGCGACCGGCAGCGCCAGAATCGCGAACGTCTGCCCGCGAAACAGCTCGCGCAGTTCCGAGCGGGCGTTGTACAGGTCCCAGTTAAGCCCCGCCAGGTCGTAAAACCACGACTGGCTGCGGCTTTCGGTCGGGTCCAGCGGTTTTTCGATGTGGAATCGCACCACCGGCACGCGGCCCAGGCTGTATTCGCCCTGATCGATCACCTCGCTGCCGTCGGCCTTTTTGCTGAGTTTCCAGCCGGCTGCGGTAAAGGTCCGGTACACGGTTTCGCCGTTCAGCATTTCCGAAAAGGTCACCGAGATCCAGCGGCCGGCCGCGTCCTTTTCTTCGGCGGCCAGTTGGCCTGGCAAGCGCATGGCCAGATAGGGCAGCGCCTGATCGGCGCGGGTTTGGCCCTGGTTTTGCGGTTTGTCGACGATGATGTACACCGTGCCCAAAATCATCGCCAGGCGCTGATAGGCGAACAGCAGCGCATCGAGCTTGCCGCCGGCCCCGTTGGCGTTGCCGATGAATTGATCGTACAGCTCGTCGGCCTCACGGTTCGGCGGCTGTTTCCACAAAAACCCCATGAATACATTCGCGATCTTGCGGCAATAGTTCGGATATACCGCCAATTCTTTGCGGCGCGTGAATTTTTCGGCGCTCTCGCGCGGATGCGCGATCAGATAAGCGCCGCTCGCAAAACCGCCCTGGCCGCTGTAGGCGTCGAGCAGGAATTGATCGGAGGTGCGGTCTATAGCCATTTAACCCTCATGCCTTGGTAAATTTGATTCGATCCGGACACGCACAGCATCCACAGCATGTGCAGGGCGTCCGGGCCGTCGTCATGATCCGCTTTCGGAAAGTGCCGCAGCTGCTCGATCAGCGTGTGCTGGCTCGGGTGCAGGCGGATCAGGCCGTTAACCATGTGCGGCTGTAGCGATTCGATGCGTAGCAACTTGTCCGCATGCGGCACCACCGCCCGCGCCGGCACCGGAATGCCGCGCGCGGCCGAGCGCTTGACCAGCTCGGTTTTCAGAAACTCCTGAAACTGCACGGTTTCGATCGCCCATACCTGGCAGCGGTATTCGCGCTGCAAGGCGATCACGTCCTCGATGATCTTGTCCGGCAGGCGCTTTTTAATCGCCGCCTCGATTACATCCAGAATGCCGGTATTGCGGTTGAAGCCGCCCACCAGCAAGGCCGACGGGTCGCGGCTTGCGCCTTTCTTGCCGAGGGACGGATCGCAGGCGCCATAAAACACCCAGTCGGCCAGGCGGTTGACCCAGAAGTTGATGCAGGCCGCGAACGGCGCGTCGTCGTCGCTGAGCGGATCGTTCTGCAATTCGGAATCGAAGGCGGCATGGCCGTCTCGGGCGCGCAGCTTCATCAAGGCGACCAAAGGCCGCCCGGCAGGCCAGGACACGATCGCGCCGGCGTTCATCGCCGCCTCGTTGTCTCGGTAAAACGCGCCGGCAGCTTCTTCGCTGACGTTCAGCAGCAGCTCTTCCCAGCGGTCCCACAGATCCATGTTGTCCGGCCATTGAATGACCGCCTTGAACTTGCGCGACTTCCACAGCGTATTTTTCAGCAGCCGGTTTAACACCGAGTCGTAATGCAGGATGGTGCCGATCACGATCACGTCGAACTTTTCGCCCGCGCCGCCCAGTTTCAGCACCGCCTTGGTCAGCCAGCTTTGCAGCTTGTCGCGCTGATCCGGCGTGTTGACGTTCTCGTCATTTTCCAGATCGTCGCCGATGAACAGATCCGGCCGGTAAGGCCCGTGCCGGCGGCCCCGAATGCGCTTGCCGCTGCCGACCGCCTCGATCTTGGCGTTGTTCGCGGTTACGATCACGCCCGTTTTCCACACGCGGCCGCGCCCCATCGCCTCGGGAAAATCCAGCGACAAACGCGGGTTAAACTCCAGCTCGGCCTTGATCGCTTCCAGCATGATCGCGGCCTGGTCGAAGGCGTCCATGCCGATCATCGGGTATTTCTTGCGGCAGGTTACAACGCACCACAGCACGAAAAGCTGACTGGTGATGGTCGATTTGGCCTCGCCCCGAGGTGCGGCGATCGCGTCGGTTTCGGCTTCCTTGGAGTCGGCGATTGCCGGCAGCCGCTGGTATAGATAATCGTGCAGGACCGAATTCGACTTCTTTACATAGTGCGGAAAGTACGTTTTGCAGAAGAACTCGAAATCGCCCTGGGCGCGCAAACGGCGCTCGGCGCTGGCCTGCGGATCGGCGGCAAAGCCGTCCACCTCCGACTCGATCCGCTGGCGGAACGAGTCGGCGAGCTGGCCGATGCCTTTGAGGAATTCCTTGGTGGAGGTTTTAGCCATCCGCCAACACCTCCCCGAACGGCTGCAAAATCTCCGCAAACGCTTCCTTATGCTGCGGAAAGCGCCCGTGAATGAACTCGGCCAGCTTCTTCAGCACGTCCAGGCGGATCGCCAGCGCGTCAGTCTCCGGAGCGAATCTACGCAGGGCAGCGGCGTTTTTGCTGAACGCGTCGGACGCGGTAGCCAGCAAGGCGACCTTTTTGTCCGGCGTCATTTCGCCGTCCAGCTCGATCTGGCTCATCGTCGCCTGCACGTTGCGGATCATCATGGTTAAGGTCTGCCGCACTACGTCGTCGACCGCGCCGCCGGCAAGCAATTGTGCGGCGCGCGCCTTGTCCCAATCGTCGCCGGCCTTTTTCGCGTCCAGCTTCCAGCGCCGGGCAGTCGGCAGCGGCACCTGGTTGACTTCGGCGGCCGTGGTCAGCTCGACGCAGTCGTAAATGTAGGCGGCGCGGACCTTGCGCTTGATGTTGTCGTCATGCGCCATTGCTCACATCCACGGCGTAGGCCGGATAAGCGATAGCGCATCCGGCATGTCCCTGTTCGCCGGATGCGCTGCGCTTATCCGGCCTACGAATTGACTGATCATCATCATTCTCCCCTCAGCGCGGCTTGCGCGGCGGCAATGCCGGCCTGCACGATCGCGTGTTTCATGTCGTCGATCTCGCCCGGCGTCGGCCGCGAAATCCCCGGCGTCGCGCTCCAGCCGTTCACGGTCGAGCGGCCGCGCTCGTTCAGAAGCGCGATGCCGTTGTTCACGGCCAATTGGTCCTGCTCGGCCAGCCACGCGCAATCGGTGGCGATGCGGTCCGGGGACGCGGCATAGCCGATCTGCTCGACCTGGTCGCGGATCGAGCGCAACGGCATCCGGTAGCCGCCGGAAAAACTCAGCACGGCCAGAATCGCCAGCCGCCGGCGTTGGGTTTCGAATTGGTTGAAATCGCTCATTTGTGGTCCATCAGGTAGCGGTGGATGGTTTGCAGCAATTCCTTGGAGGCATGCGTCTCGCCGGACAGCCGCGCCAGATCGGCGCTGACCACGTCGAGGCGTTCGTGCACGCGGATGAAATCCTGCTTGTCCGGAACATGCTCCAGATCCTGCTCGACGCGGGTCAGGCGTTCGGCCTGGGCGTTCAGCTTGCCGTCGATGTCGTAGCGCAAGGCCTTGATGTCGGCCTCGGTCGCCGCGTGGCGCTTACCGAACCAGTTTTGCAGCCCGATCACCGCGATCAAGACCGTTTGCACCACGTCGAACCAGAATTTTGCCGCTGAATAATCCATCACCGCTCCTCGTTGTTATTTCGCCAGGCTCTTCAAATATGCCACGGCCAGCTCGATGCCGAGATTGACTCCTAGCCGGCCAGGTCGCCGGCAATCGCCTGGATGTCTTCCAGCGCGATCTGGCGTTTCTGTTCGCCGGTCAGGTTGCGGGCGTTCAGCGCGGTGACGGTGTAGCGGATTTTCTTGAAGGTTTCGCCGCCCAGCATGAACTGGGCGAAACTGTTGATTGCTGCGGCCTTGATGTTCATTCAATTCTCCCGGTTTGGCAGAAGCGGACCAGGCGGTTCAGCTTGACCTCGTGCAGTCGCTTGGTCAGGTCTTCGCTCAGATCAATGGCCGCCTCGATAATCAGCGTCTCGCTGGCTTCGATATTGTCGAGATCGGCGGCCTCGATGCCGGTGATCTTGCCGTTCAGTTTGATTTCCATCGTTTCTCGTTGGTCAATAAAATCAGAAACACGGCGGATGCGCTGCGCTTATCCGCCCTACGATTACCCGTTTAGTAGGCCGGATAAGCGCAGCGCATCCGGCGGAAAGTCTGTTGTCAATAAATACACGCCACGCCCGGTTGAAATGCGTACATCACAATCGGTTCGTGCAAATCGCCCTGGTAGCTCACTGTTAACCGGCAGGGACTCGCGCAGCCGGTTAACAGGGCTACAAGGAGAACCGCGGCAGGCCATGCCCTTATTTTGGCGGCCATGCCTGAAGAATCGCCTCGCGCGTCCCCGTATAGCCGCGCAGGAGCTGCTCGCATCCCGGATCGCAGATCAGCAGCTCGCCGCCCTTAATTTCCAGCGTGATGTCAGTCGGCAACGGCGCCGGCGCGGGGATTTGCACGCAGGCGGCCGGATTAAGTGCCGCGCCCTCTATCCTTAGCGTCGGGCCGCAGGCCGTCATCATCCACAGGGCGCATATTGCGCTTAACCAGATCCAGCAGTTCGTCGGTTTTGGCTTTTTCAAGCGCGCCTCCCACTTTTTCGATTTTATGGCCGACCCCGATCAGGCTCATGCCGGCAATCACGTAGCTCATCGCCTCGTCCGGCCCGTGCAGGCCGAAGGCCCAGCCGGCCAGGCCGTAGAGAATCGACAGAAACGCGGCCGCCTTGGTCTTCCAGCCGCTCATGTCGCGTCCTCGTCGGGATCGGCAGGATCATGGTTGCCGCAGTTGGCCTGGTAGCGTTCGCGCCAGGTATCGCGCAGGCTGGCGGTGATCGCGTAATTGACGACCCAATCCTCGCGCTGCGCCGGCGATTTCGCGGCCATTTTCGGATCGAGGTGATCGAGCCAGTATTGCTCCGCGTATAGCTTGTTGTAGACTTCCAGCGTGCCGTCGCACAGATTGGACTGGTATTCGGCATACTGCGGATCGCCGGGGTCGAGCGCGTTGAACGCCGGCTCGGCCCGCGCCGACACGCAGATCGACAGCAGTAGAACGGCGATGACGCCGAGAAAAATGGAGGAAATGATATTGCGTTTCATGATGGTTCCTTCAGGTTGAACAATGCCTGCTCGGTGTCCCGGCGGGCGACCAGGCCCGGCAGCACGGCTTTTTCGCCGTTGACCGTGCCGTATTTCCAGCGCGGAAACTCGCTGCTGGCGCCTTCGTAGTCGCCGGCGTTGAGCTTTTTACGCAGGGTGGATTCGACGAAGTTGTTCTGCCCGACGTTGAACACGAACGAACAGAGCGCATCGAATTGGTGTTGACTGAGCGGTACGCGGCTGACCGAATGCACGAACAGCGCGACCTGTTTAACATCCTGTTCCAGCAACTTGTCGGCGACTTCCTGATAGATGAACAGCCTGCCGGCCTCGCGCGTGACGCGGCGGGCGCTTTCGCAT